AGGACGGCTGATCTTGATCGATCGAGTGACGCTACTGAGATCGACTACTGGATCAGGCACTTCCGTTGATGCGAACTGGGATACTCCGATAACGCCGTTGATTGGGTCGCCAATAGTAAACGGATATCCGAAAGTAGCGCCTTGGCTAAAGTCGAACGATACCGAGATAGTGGCAGGAAGACTCATAGTGCAATAGCGCCCTTAGCGCCGAAGCGGTTAGTTGAAGCGAATGTGCCAGATAGTGAATCATTGACTTGCTTCTGAGTGATTGCGCCAGTTACTACATCTCCATCGAGGTAAACCTCGACATTGACTGCCGCCTGGTTAGCGCTCTGAAATGAATTGACTGCTGCCATTAATTCCATCTGAGCGTCTGAGAACGTCGATGATGGGGCTACTGGCGCAGTCTGTAATTGTGCTACAGATACGCCGAGAGATGATGCCGTATAATTTAGAAGCTCGCTGGGTAGTGTCCAATTGCGATAAGGGTTAGGAGCCTCTGGGGTTGTCATTAGTGACTGGCGAAGCTCATTCTGTCGCTTAACTGCTGCATCTAATTGATCTGATAAAGATGTGGCAAGATTGGCGTTACCTTCAAGGATCGACTTTTGTAACAATAGCGATAGGCGATCAGTCTCGCTGATTTGACCTTTAAGAGCTGCTTCAATACCGATGGCCTCAAGGTTGACAGTCTTTGATGCTCTCTGTAGGGCTAAAGACTTTTTCTGTGTGTCTAGGCCTTTTTTCTGCATATCTGCTAATGCTTTATTGCGCTTGGCTGCATCAGCCTCGGACTTTCTGCGAGTTGCAACTTGTGCCGATGTCTCATAGATACCCATTGGCTGAGAACCTAAATATCCCATGCCTGGCGCGTTGCGTCTTAACTTTGCTGCCTTTTCGGCTGCATCGATTGCGGCTAGAGCATTCTTCTCATAGTCATCGAAGGGGTTGAAACTAGCCAGGATGGCGCGATCGCTTGTAAGGACGTATAACTTACGGAATCCGAATACTACTGCTGAGACTGTATCTGCAATCTTTGTGGCAAGGGTATCGATCTGGTTTACGAATTGTGTTGTGTCACCTGCGGCGAATACTGAGACCAGGGAATCAACAAGCGCTCCGCCGATTTTCTCGCTTGCCTCGCCTGCTGCGGTTGTGATTAGTTGCAACTTGCCTGCGTAGGTTGTTAAAAATTCTGCACTCGCGCCAGAGAATTGCTTATTGAGTCGTTCTTGGACATCCGCGAACTTCATGGTCTTAAGTTCGGCCTGAGAAAGTCCTAGCGAATACTTGCGAAGTCCACGAGTCTGACCGACGTAAGCAAGGCTAAGATCATTGACGACTGTCTCATAATCCACGCCAGACCCGGCGGCGATGTCAGTTGCCTGGGTAAGTAATTCCTGAGCCTTAGCAACTGAGCCAGTGGTCTGCAATAGGCGTTGCATTGCTGGACGTAATTGATCATCGGTAACGCCAGACATCCTGGATAAATCAGAGATATAACGCTCAATGCGTGGAGACTCAAATTCTAATCCAAGATTTTTAACTGCTAGGGCTAAACGACTGGCAGCCTTTTCATCCTCGATAAAGGCCTTCGATGCATTCTTAGCAAACTTGAGAAGCTGCTGAGTCCCGAATACTGCTGCAAGGCTTGCACCTAATCGCTTTACTCCCTTATCAAGCGCGCTGACACTTTTGCTCGTGTCGCCGAGTGCCTTCTTGCCTTTATTCTCGACGACAATCGGAATCCGTAACTCAGCCATTGTTATTGCCTTTCGCGTTAAACTTTGCGGCGGCCTTCTCTAGGGCTCGGATCACTCCGACCTTGGCCTTGCCTTGATCTTGATCGTAAGCCTTGAACATCGCACGGCCTTGCATCTTGTTACGGCCTGCGAATGAACCTTGAAACCTTGGTGAGAAATTGCCAGTCATTCCAGACTTGCGTCCGGCGGTCTCAACGATCGCACCTGCTGCAGTCTTATTGTGGATCGATACGGATTGCACCCATCCCTGGCGATTAGGCTTAGTAGGAGTGAGCTTGTAACCAATTCCTCGACGAGCCTCAGCCGCATCGTACATCGGGAACTTAGCGGTCTTTACTTCATGCTTTACGAATCCAGATGGAGCCTCTGAGTTAGATGGAAGAAATCCTCTAGCCTTCTTTACGATTGGCTTGAGGAATCCGACCATCTCATCACGAGTCTCTTTGTCGAGATCAGGAGAAAATTGCTTGAGAGCCTTGCGAAGCGCACTAGCGCCTTTTAGCTCTGTAGGCATCTGCCTGCTCCTTTGCTCTATCCTTCAGCGCTTTAAGTAGCATCTGAAGCATCGATGAATCTAAATCAATTAAAGATTGTGGAGGGATAGCCGTCTCAATGCTCAATCGAGCGATGAGATAGTGGATGCTATCCCTGCCTAGGCCAAAGGGTCAGACTCTGCAACCTCAACACTCTTTAGAGTTTCGAGAAAGTCTGCGCCGAATGGCTTGACTACGGTTCCACTTAACCTAAGGCCTTCCCATGCAAGCCAATAGACATCTGACTGCTTTTCATCATCGCGGAACGCTTTGTGAAATCCCTTTTTAGCATATAGCTCGAACGCGTACTCTAATCGAGGAGTGATCTCGATCTCGGTGACTGTGTTGTCTGCCATCGTGACTATTAACTTTGCCATGCTGTGCCCCTTTGTTTAGTTAGATTATGCGGTTGTTACTACGACTGTACCAGAGACGTTCCAGGTTACTGACTGAGTTGATAGATCGCCGACTGCACCGTTAATAGGTGTGATGTTGTTGACTAGGCAAGTCATTGTGTAAAGAGGGTTTGTCGCTGATGTTGCAGCAGAAGTCTGCTTGACTGTTACTGTCGTGTTAGTTCCGAGAACTGCGTTCAATGTCTGAAGTGTCTTAGATGTTGCTTCATCATTGAGAAAGTCGATTGTGATTGAAGATGCCTCAAGGCCTTTGACGAACTTATGTCCGCTATCGCCCATTGCTGTAACTTCAAGCTCATCGAATGATCGGTTAAGTGTGACGCTTGTGACTAGAGTAGAGAGATCAACCGCGTTGACAGTTAGAACTACTCCGTTGCTTAGATATACTGACACGGTTTATTCCTCGTCTTTCTTGTTAAGTGGCTTTGCAGCCGCTGGCTTTACCTGACCGATTTTGATCAGGAATTCTTCGTTTTCTTTTTCCCATTGTGCCAATTCGGTCATGGTTTAACTCCAACTCGTAAGTACGGATACATTGATATTGCAGGTTAGTAGATCACCAGAAGCGGCACTTAAGACCGCCGGGGCGGATACCTCTGTGACGTTATAGGTGTATGAAGATGCAGCGAGCAGGTTAAATACCCGAACGATGTTATCTTCGATCCCGTTAAGGTTGCCTTCATTATCGAGCAAAGGAACCATGACGGAAATGACGAAGTGAGCCATAGGGGCGATGGTGTCGCGATAGCCGTTAGATGGCGAGATGTAAGGATCGGCTGGTGCAACTATCACGCTATTGGCAATAGGTGTTGCAGGTGGGAATGAGAATACTGAGTACTTTGTATTATCGACTAGAGCTGAGGCAAGTCCTGCGCGGAGTGTTGATATGGCGGCCATCAGCCCACCATCGATCTCGGATCAAGAAATGGCGCGAGTAATCCACGAACGCGAGCAAGTAGAGTGTTGCCCATGCGATACGGGCTTGGCTGATAACCATCGATGGTGACGCCGCCACTTGATGGGGCTTGGCGAGACTGCCAGATGTCAATGCTTATCATTAAGGCACATTCTTGAATTGCTGGGACTGTTGCATAGTCGGTATAAGTCTCGACAGCGGCGATGCCATAAGGCTCAACTGTGTGACGTGGATTGTCAGTCGTGTGAGCCGTAGTTACGTTAAATGAATACTCGCTGACAGCCGTGATGGTCTTTGTGCCATTGTAGCGACTACCTGCACCTGAGATTGTTACAGATTGTCCAACATAGAAATACTCGCGGATATCCTGATCAAAATAAAGTGTTCCTACTGTTCCCGTGTTGCCGTGAGCAATAATGTATTGCTGATTTTTCCATAGAAAGGGCAAGAGTACGTTATCTGCGGCGTCGCAGACTTGCTGCAAGACTGCATCAGTATAGAGAGTGCCAACGCCAAGGGCGGTGCGAAGCTCTGCAACTGTTGTCAATGCCATGCTCTTATCCTTTCTAAAGACTGGCAGGGTAGAAGGGCACTACCCTGCCAGCGACTTAGGGTGTTATCAGGTTAGGTTGAACCAGTTTGCGCCAGCCGCTAACTTAGTGGCAAGTGCTCCCTGACCGAATAGCAAGATATCTACTGTTCCGTCAGAGTTGATATTTGTGCGAAGTTGCTGACGTGCGCCCTCGTACCATGTGTAAGCATCTGGATTTACGACAGCCATTGAGTAATCTGCTGTACCGACTCCTCCAGAGCCCTTCATGTAGCGAGATACGCGAAGGTCAAGACCTGCAACGTTACCGCGAAGTGATGTAGGTGTAAGTGCACCACCTGCATTCTGTGGATTTGCAGCGATGTAGATTGGACGTCCGGCATCGTTGTAGCTCATGATGTTAGCCCATTGTTCTGGTGTAACGATCATGTTGCGAGCAAAACCAAGTGATGCTGAATATACTGCTGCTGCTGCGCTTGATACGTAGGATAGAAGTCCAGTCGCTGAGTTAGCCTGTGCTGTTGCGTTGAGTGTTCCTGCGCCTTGGACAGCGGTAGTTACAAATTCTTCAGTATCCTTAGCATAA